AAAACAAGGAGAAGCAGCAAAAAATCTAGAAAACAAACTAGGAGTAACAGGCAAGTTGCTTAAGGGATTAAGTAAAATCCCGATCCTAGGGAATGTAATAGACGCTAAAGAAGCACTAGCAGCCGCTCAAAAAGCAGCAGCTGGAGGAGCGAATAAGCTAAAAGTAGCATTCACAGGAGTAGGTAAAGCATTAGGAAGCGGTCTTAAGAGCGCACTTAATCCTATAACAATACTATTAGCGATAGGCAAGATGTTTTTTGACACGCTTATGAAGGTCGATAAGCTTAACACAGCTATCGCAAAGACTTTCGGGGTAAGTAAAAACCAAGCCAATGAAATAAATGCTAGTTTTGAAAAAATAAAAAATAACCAGCAAGACGGTTATATAACAGTTACAAATCTTAACAAAGCATTTTTAGAACTTAATAAACAGAGTGGAACCTTTGCCAAATTTTCTGAAGATACGCTAGTTACCTTTACTGAATTAACAGAAAAAGGAAAACTTTCTGCAGAAGCAGCAGGAGCTTTAAATGATCTTTCTATTTTAAGCGGTGAAAGTCTAAAGGACGTAAGTAAGGAATACGCCGGACAGTTGGCTGTTCAAAATCTACAAGGAAAAGGTCTACTAAACGAAAAAGCGCTTTTAGAAGATATTAAAAACGTATCCTCATCTGTAACACTCCAGCTTGGATATTCTGCCTCTGCAATAGCAGAAGCAGTCTTTAAAGCAAAGGAGTTAGGCTTAGAACTGAAAGACTTAGAAAATATCAGTAGCTCCCTTTTGAACTTTCAATCTTCTATCGAAGATGAACTTGCAGCTGAACTATTAACAGGTAAACAGTTAAACCTAGAAGGAGCTAGATACGCCGCTCTAATGGGTAAGCAAGGAATGCTAGCTGAAGAGTTAGCGAAGAATATAGGAACAGCAGCTGATTTTACTAATATGACTGTTATAGCACAAGATGCATTAGCAAAGTCTTTAGGGATGAATAGAAATCAACTTGCCGATACTCTAATCCAACAAGAAAAACTTAACAAATTAGACGCTGAAGGAAATACATTACAAGAAAAATATAACAACTTACGGAAACAAGGATACTCAGAAGCCGACATAGCAGCAAAACTAGAGGATGAAGCGTTAGCTAGACAATTAGAAGGTAATAGCTTACAGGATGATTTTAATCAATTAATATTAAAAGCACAAGAAGCATTAATACCTTTAGCAATGGAGCTCCTCCCCGTTATCGCAGACCTAATGAAATATCTTGTTGATAATGCAGGTACTATAGCAAAAGTATTTAAATTTGCAACCGGAGCAGCAGGAGGTGCAGCTATAGGGACAATGATTGCACCCGGTGTAGGTACAGCGATTGGTGCTATTTTTGGAGGTCTTCTTGGAGGAATAGGAGATGGAATATTTCCTGCCGACGGTAGAGCTATATTATCACCAACAGAAGGAGGTTTAATACCAATAAGTAATAACGACGACATAGTAGTAGCACCTAGGCTAGCCCAGGCAGTAGCCGGAGGAGGAACTTCACAAACCATACAGAACAAAGTAGACATTTCTCCATCTAATACCAACATAACATTAAGTCTAAACGGACAAGCAATAGGAAACGCTAATGCAAGACAAGACTACGGAGTAGGTAAAAGCATTAGAGCCCTAGGAGGAAACGTAGACTATAGCGCATCAGTTTAAAAAAAGTTCATATTTATAATAAAAGAAACAAACCATGGGTATACTCGATTTATTAAAAAAAGAAGGTTCAGCTCTATCTAAGCATGACGGAGCAACACCACCAACTAATCCATTAACATTAAAAACCTCTAAACTACACGCACAAGCAGACGGTACAGCTGGATACTCTCTTAACGGAGATGATAAAGCAGAAGTAAGCAGAGCATACAATGCGTATGATGACGGACAAGCTAACGTAATACCGCAACCATCTGGTTTAGATTTAAACGGAAAAACACCAACAGGCTATTCTAATCCTGAAACAGGTCAAACCTTTCCTTAATGGCATTAAAAGACCTGATAACAGACTTAGGGTCATTCTATGAAAACAACCCGTTCGCAGCCAAGTTCAAATCTAAGGCCGGACCTACCTATGCTCAAAAATCAGGCTTTAACCAAAGAAGCTTTCGATATGGAGATGATAGACCAGACGGAGGAAGCAGTAAACAACCGTTTGTAAGAAGTGTATTACCGGATGTTAATTCTGATCCAACTTCTGCAACAGGTCTACTAGCCGGAATAACACGGCAGATAACCGCTAGAGTAGATGACCTAGAACGTATAGGTAAATACTTAATAACACCTAAGGGTCTACAGTTTATAGCAAAGCAGGAATTATTATCTGCACAAAATCCAATTGTACCCGGAAGGCCTAATAGATCTGGACCTTTAAGAGGATTTTATAATCCGCTAAATACATTAGCCCAAGTAGCTGCAAGCGGTACAGGTTTACATTTAGAAAAGCAAGGACTTGTACCTATAGGATTTAACGACGATCAAGATAAATACGAGAAAACCTATAAAGAAAGTTCACAAAAAAATCTTAACGATATTAAACTAGGAGGTAATAGATTAGCTCTTTTACAGAACTTAACAGCTACCGGAATCTCCCAAGGTAAATCAAATGCTACTTCCGGAGTAAGTTATAATGTAGGTAACAGTATTATATCGTACAACGGCGGACCAGGAATAACTACAACAAATATAAGATATGCAGATAATAGCGTATACCAGGGATCCGCTATAACAAACTCAGGACTCTCTACATATACCCTAAAACAACTCAACGAACAAAAATCAGTAGGAAGCCCGGACTTAAAGGAAAGACCGGCAAATACTGGACTTATAACAAAAGACTTTAGAGGTAATATACCTATAAAGACAGAAAATAAAAACATAGGAGTTTTTGGAGAGAACGCAGTTGACTATTCTTCAGCTGCAGTTAATAAGATACAGAGAGTAGGTCTTGGAGATCCCGGTCGAAGATCAAGAGATAGGAGTAATCTCTACGTATCTGATGAAGGAAGTATAGATAAAGTTTCCAACTTTCCGTTATACAAGAACTCCTCCGTTGCATCTTCAGTCGGAGACACTAGAGACTTTATACGATTTAGATTCGAAGTATTAGATAACGGCTCGAATAAAAGCACATTCGTACATTTTAGAGCATTCTTAGGAGCAATAACAGATAATTTTAATGGAGAATGGAACCAAACAAGCTTTGTAGGTAGAGGGGATAGGTTCTACAACTATACTGGGTTTTCACGAGATATTTCACTATCTTTTAAAGTACATCCCCAAACAAGAGATGAAATGGCAGCAATGTATCAAAAACTAACATATCTCGCTTCAACTCTTGCCCCCGATTATAGCGGTGAAGGAGGTTATATGAAAGGTAATATTACAAGATTAACTATAGGAAGTTACTTCTATAGAATACCGGGATTTATAAGTAGTCTAACATATACAGTACCGGAAGAAGCATCATGGGAAATAGCATATAACGAACCTGAAGGAGGAGCCGAATCAAGTCAACTAGAAACACCAAGACACTTTGACGTAAACCTTAGCTTCACTGCTATACATAATTTCGCACCACAGCTAATGGACGGGACAAGAAACTACGCTTTATTTACACCGGATTCTACTTACAGCGGACCTAACGGACAGCGAAATCCTTACCTTGATCCTTCAGGAGACGGAACAAGTATCATCGCTACGAGCAGTGATGCTGGAGAGAGTGCTGACAGTCTAAAGAGAATTGCTGACAATAAAGCAGCGAGAGAAGCGGAAGCAGCGAAAAAGAAAAAGAGAGGGGAAATAATAATAGGGCCGTTAGAAGCTCTCGACATAATTCCATAATGAGTAGATATTCAAACATACCGGTAATTAAAGCAGAAGATGGTAGAAGGTACCAAGAGGTAACCCGATACCCTGAAATACCTGAAGATGAAAACGATACCTACGTTATAACAACCTACGGTGATAGATTAGATCTTCTAGCAGATCAATATTATGGAGATTGGAGTTTATATTGGATTATAGCAGCCGCTAATCCTAAGTTGCCTTTTAACTCCTTATATCCTACATTAGGAATACAACTTCGGATACCGGCATACCCGGAGGATGTAGTAAACAGTTTTAACGATATAAACAATGGATAAGATACTAGGTGAGGTTTTTGATGAGTATGTCGACAAGCAGATTAAAGTTAGACAAAAGAGTCTAGCAAAACATCAAAAATCTGCAGACGATTTAGTAGTTTTTAATTCTAGTACTCCCTGGATTAGATTATCCTCCTCTGTCCTAGTAGATGAAGATAAAGCAAAAACACTTGCAACAAACCTAGGGATAAATCAAAGTGAAATAGTAGGAAGTAATCTAGCTAAGAACTTAGTACTCTTCGCCGGAACCTCTGATGGTGCAAATCTAAGCAACAGGAAAGGCGGAGTAGGATACGGACTAGAAAGCAGTTATGGTTTTCTCTCTGATAAAGAACAAGGTTATAAGCCAATGCCTGGCGTCACCGGTATTACTGCTAACTATAAAAATAACGGTACCTTAAAACAAGCACAAGTTAAACTTACGTGCTTTACAAGAAAACAATTTGAAGCAATAGAAGCTATTTACTTAAGGTTAGGATTTACGATGCTTTTAGAATGGGGACATTCCTTATACTTTGACAATAAAGGTGTAAAGCAAAACATGTCTGCCCTTAAAGTACCTAACATACTGTTTAAAAAGAGTTTATCAGACTCAAAGGGAATAGCACTAGCAGCAGTTGAAGAGGCTCTTAAGGAAAACCCTAATTTAACCAGTACTCAGAAAGACGCAATATACTTTGAGGAAGAGCAAAAAGCACGGAACTATCCTACGTATCTGCGAACAGCCTTACAGGAAAACAAAGAAAAAACCAGCGGCAACTACGACGCTATGATGGCAAAGGTTAGTAACTTTTCATGGACCCTTAATAGTGACTTAAGCTACAGCATCACATTAGATCTAGTATCTGTAGGAGATATAGTAGATTCTCTAAAAATGAACTTTGGAGGAACTAACCTAACCGAAGACGTTTGGGATAACCTGGAAGTCGATGAAGGAGTAAGGAACCTTCAAAGTATAAAACTCAACTCAGGAGCAAGCGCCTTTAACAGCTTCCTATCCGAACTCGTTGAAGTATTAGACGACCCGCAAGTAAGAAATGAATTTGAACCGGAACTTCAAACAAAACTCGAATTAGCAGATAAATCACGAGTTCAACAAGAATTAATAGAGCACATAAAAAATGCATACTTAAAGGCAATCGAAGCCAGGCTTGCAAAATTTGAACCTCTGCAAGACGCTAGAGCACTTCTGCTAGAAAATTCTATAATAACCGATACTAAGGTAAATATCGGTAGTACCGTATGGGACTTCACCAGTGAATACGCACAAGACTATAAATACAGAGGAGACCTACAAGAATTAAAGAAACTGTTAAAAGAAGACGGACGGATTGGATCCCTAAGTCTGCCGTCCGACGACGGGTACCTTTCATACACTCTAATACAAACTCTCGGCTTAGATATAGATACTAGCCGGGTAGAAACACCTTTTAATCCCGGAGGACTTCCCATCCCTTTCTACCCGACATCTTATACAATAGTAGAAAGCTCAAATAAGAATTCCTTTTTTTCCACCGGCAATGTAGTAAATACTATACTTTATAATACAGACCTAGAAGAGTCAAAAGCACTAGCTGAACTCAGAGTATTCTTTGCCGATAAGCTAAAAGCCAAACCTCTACCAATCTGGATTAACCTAATAGACTATTTAAATAGAAAGAAAGGTAGTGCAAGAGATGTAATAAAATTGCTGCTAGCCAATCGATATTTTGACGTAGAGGAAAAATTCCCACTAGACAAGTATCAAGAATAATAAATATGGCAAGATATACAGAATTTATAACCGGTATAAGGGGTGAATACAACGTAATTGAATACGGCGGTAACGGAGGAGCAGGTGCAGAACTGTACCTCTCGATTAAAGGTCTTTTAAAATGGATATCGGAATTCCCTAACATGTTTTCACAAACCTCTCAAATAGTAAAAATAGATTGGGAGTCGGATAAACCGATGTTCATGTATTCAACAACCATATCCTGTAATCTAGAAAAATGCTACATGAGAAACCAATACTTAGGTACCTCTAGAGGGACTATAGGCGGAAACGCTAAAGCAGAAGAAACAGGAGGAATCTCATACTTTAGACCTATAGAACAATTTGATGCTTTAAAATATAACAAACTACAGGATAAACTCAAAGAAGAAGCTAACGCAACAACATACCCTTCTATATACCCCAGCCTCGGCAACATCAATAATATCTACGTAAATGTAATATACTTATCAGAGATATTAGCTAAAAAAAGTGACAATAAAGATAATAAAGTGTCAGTGAGGGAGTTTCTTCAAACTTTATGCGATGGAATAAATAAAGCCTTAGGAAGTATAAACGATTTACAGGTCATTATAGATGTAGACGGAATTGAAGAAACCTTAACAATTATAGATTACCAACAGAAAAGAATTAAGAACCTAGACACACCTAGAAGAGAACCGACCGAACTCAAAGCTCAAGGTTTAGGGTCCATGTTAACAAACATACAAGCCCAAAGCAGTATAACTCCTGAAATAGCTGATATGATATCGATAGGAGCACAAGCCCAAGAACAAACTGTAGGAGAAGAGGCTACATCTTTTAGCCTACTGAGTAAAGGATTTAGAGATAGAATATACCCTACAAAGAAGATAGGAAAACAAACCATCCTAGAACAGCAACAGAAAGCCGAAAAAGCAATTAATGATAGATTTACAGACGCTATAAAGACTTATAATACTTTAATAAGCAATCAACGAGCAACAGGCGGCGTATACGATCCTATTAAAATAGCATCAACAGATCAGAGTAATAAAGAGAATATTGCAGTAGAGCTATATAAGGCCTGTCTAGGGAAATTTACACAAACTGGACAAACCTCAACTGCATTCATACCTATTAAACTCGATATCTCGCTATACGGATTAGCTGGTATTAAGATATATCAAAAGTTTAAATTATCAAACGATATTTTACCCCTATCTTACAAAGGTAATTTTGAGTTTATAATTTTAGGAATAAGTCACACGGTAGATACTTCAAAATGGGAAACTACTATCTCGGCACTAATTTCCATAAAAGATGAGAAAATAGAAAAGGAAAGTAAAACTCTAGCACCTTTCGCTATACCCTTAAACAGTACATCAGGAGCAACCAACTCTACAACTACCGGAACAACATTATCTTTCTCTGCGTTTCCTCGGTTAAGCACCACTAGCCCAGACTTTCTACCAGGATTTAAAGATTTCGCACTACAAGTAAATCCTAATAAAATAGGAAGGCTACTAACCACCGGTAATGCCCCAGTCGCTAAAGCATTAGCAAATAGGGGTATCAATAATGCTAGATTAAAAGTAACAGATAAAACTCAACTAGTCCCTATCGTAGGTGGAGACGGCAGAGGATTAACGCGCTACAAAGCAGGTGACCCTACAGGGCAGACAGGTTACTTATTATATCCTGCAGCTGCACTAGCATGGGCAAATGCATATAGAGAACTTACTAACGCAGGTTTGACAGTAAGAGTTTATAGTGCATACCGAGACTTACAACATCAAAGAAGTTTACCTAGTGAAGGTACAGCTACTGCAGGATCCTCACCTCACGGCTGGGGAATGGCTTTAGACATATCGCCTTTTGACCAACTTATCGACAGCTCTCCAAGAAGTGCCTTAGCACCAAATAAAGTAGCAAGAACAACTGAATTTTATCGTAAAGTCGGTGAAATAATGGCTAAACATAACTGGTATAACCCCTGGAGATTAGCAGATAATGCAGGCACTATGGATGAAGTATGGCACTGGGAATATTGGGGAACAGCAGAGTATAATATTATACCCGGAGTAACATCACTAGAAACTTTAGAAAACCTATAATGTACTACCCGGAATCAAAAATATTAACCAATCAGTATACAAACGGACAAGAGTTTGTCTACCGAAGCACAAATATACTGTACGAAGGACCTTACCATATACTGGCTAACGGGAAGATATATACCGGAAAAAATCCAAGAGACGGTCAAATCGAAGAACTCATACTTTCAGATAACCTACAGTACTTAGATGCTGCATTTGACGTTTTTGATGCACCACAAACCCTTGTACCTAGTAATACCTCATACGATATCATAAGACAGAAGCAGAATATTAAACCACCAATGTCTGAACTTATAGAACCTAAATACTCTGAACCAGCAGTATCCTATCCTTCCTTCACTAGGTACTTCCTAAGAAGGACAAACAACGTAATATTTACAGAAGTCAGTCAAATAGACTTTAATGCTATAAAGATTAAAGATCCTAAATACAACTTCGGCATATACATACCGTTTGAATTAATATGGACAACATCCGGTGCCAACATAGCAGAAACGAATGAGAAGATGACTTTCCTTACCGAAAAGAGATTTAAAGTATACGGACTATCTAAATATATTACCAACTATACTGAATTCTCAGCTTAAGTTGCTTCTCAAGCAAACCTTCCTTATATTATAGGAAAGGTTATGTTTTGGTTAATAGAGACGCAAGAGCAGTTTGAAGAGTTAGAGTCCAGTACCCTCACAGAAGTAATAGGTATACCTATCTACCGACACCCGGAACAACATCCCGCAATCTACGCTCCCTTATGCTTATACCTGAAAGATGTAGACACGGAAAATAGCTTCTTAATAAACTTCTACCATAGTGAAGCAATGCAGATCTCAACCGAGAAGGTCCTAGATTGGCTAAAGACGGTAGATACAATCTACACATTAGACAGGAAAGCTTTCAACTACTTCTACCATGGAGCAAATACGAATACTCTTCCGGAGATAAAACATAAAACATCTCAAGCTATAAACTACTTCTCAAGAAGACACTATAATGATCCAGACCTAGGAAATATTATACCTATAGTAAAACATTATGAAGACTGTGAGAAAATAGCAGAAGAACTTCTTAAAGAAATTCCTACCTATACCTCCGATGAATTTAGAAAAGAAGCGGAGGATATATTTTGGAATATAGAGAGAAACGGGTTAAAAATAATAGATAGTATAGAAGACTATTTTAAGATAGAGAGACCCTTTTTATCCCTTTATAACAACTATATTTTAACCCAATACAACCTTAAAAATATCACCGGAAGACCTTCTAATAATTTTAATAGTATTAACTTTGCAGCTCTCACTAAAGATAACGGATGTAGAAGTGTTTTTATACCAAGGAATGAGGTATTTATGGAGATAGATTTAGTAGCTTATCATCCAACTTTAATATCAAAACTTGTAAATTACCAATCCCCGACTGGAGATATTTATGAAGATTTTGGGCAAGTTTACGGTATGGATAGGAAAGAAGCTAAAAGTCTAGTATTTAAACAACTTTACGGAAACGTATTTGATGAATATAAAGATTTTGAATTCTTTAAACTAACGACCGCATATATAGAGAAAGTATGGAACAAATATCAAACCCAGGGATACGTAGAAGGAGTTTACGGGAAGTATACCTTTAAACAAGAGGAATTACTTAATATGAACCCTCAGAAACTATTTAACTACCTTATACAAAACTATGAAACTGTAAATAATATAATGCTATTAAAAGATATATTTAAAATATTAGAAGGTAGAAAATCAAAGATAGTATTGTATACATACGATGCTATATTGTTAGATTTATCTAAAGAGGATAAAGATGCGATTCGTAAGATAGTGAATATCTTTAAAGAAGAAGGATTGAGAATAACGATGAATGTAGGAAATAATTATAATGCTTTACAATCTTTTTGATATGTATAATAGAGATTTAGACGAAACCTTAGAAATGGCCAACAATAAACTGCTATGTACATTCGTACCTACAAACGAAATAGATACCTTTATTGAAGACCTGACATCAAGATACAGTATAATGTATAATAAAGTCTTTATCCTAAACGTTCGAGACTCTGAAGAATATGCCTGTACTTACAACCTCGAACAACCCGATATAAATAATATTCCAGATAATACAATCTCCGTACATAGGAAGAAAGAAAGCAATACCCTATATACGATAAATGCTTTAAATGAGCTTATCAAAAGTCTAAATGGAGGAGTTGTAGATACTCGTTTTCGTGTAGATTGGAAGCATTATAGGAATACAATACTGTTAACAACTCAAGGAGAGTTAAAATTCCTACGTACTAAGATATACGAAATAAAAAACGTATAAATAAGTTGCATCTCTGCAACATACCTATTATATTATAGTCATTAAAAGATTAAAAAAAGTTATTTTAAAAGTATGAACGTTAATGAAATCAAAGCAAAGCTACAAGCCTTGCAGAATCAAAATGCTGCCTCGTCAGGAGGTACAAGAAGAAACATTTATTATAGGCCTACAGTAGGTAAAGAGGTGATTAGAGTGGTACCTTCAAAATATAATAAATCTAATCCATTCTCTGAACTGTATTTCCATTACGGTATTCACAAGTTTCCAATTATCTCCCCTACTAATTTCGGAGATAAAGATCCGATAGTTGAGTTTGTAAAGCAATTGAGGGAAACTAACGACAAAGAAAATTGGAGATTAGCTAGAAAACTAGAGCCTAAAATGAGAGTGTATCTCCCTATCGTAGTTAGAGGTCAAGAAGAAGAAGGTGTGAAACTGTGGGGTTTCGGTAAAGAGATCTACATGGAACTACTTTCAATGGTAGAGGATGAAGATATCGGAGACTTTACAGATATTGTAACAGGTAGAGATTTAACTCTAACTACTCTTGACGCATCTCAAACAGGTACGGGGTACAACAAAACAACCTTAAGAGCAAGAACAGCTCAAACTCCTCTATCAGAAGATAACAATACTGTAAAGACTCTACTTGAAGACCAACCTAATCCCGAAGAAGTATTTACTAGGATGAGCTTTGATGATATGAAGAAAGTACTACACGAATACCTAGCCCCAGACGCTGAAGAAGGAACAATTTCTTCTGAACCAGCAGTAGCATTCGATACTCCATCTTCTCCAACTAATAAATTCTCCTTAGAGAATCAAGGTAAAAAAGTAGAGTCTAAAGCAGACAAGTTTGATAGTTTATTTGAAGATGATGATTTGCCCTTCTAATATAAACTATGGCAAAGACAAAAGACAAATCACTATCAGCAGCAGTATCTGCTGAGTTAAAAAAAGGCTTTGATTTGAAGAAATTCAAACAAAGCAAAATGCTTAATAAAAACGTTAGGTTTAAAGATCAGAAATGGATTCCTCTATCTAAAGCATTCCAAGAAGTAACCTCTATACCAGGTATACCAATGGGACACATAACGATGCTAAGAGGACATTCCGATACTGGAAAATCAACAGCGTTATTAGAAGCAGCAGTCTCTGCACAGAAGGCAGGTGTACTCCCGGTATTCATTATTACAGAAATGAAATGGAACTGGGAGCATGCCATCCAGATGGGATTAGAGGTAGAGCAGACTGTAGATGAAGATACTGGAGAAGTTTTAGATTACGGAGGTAATTTTATTTATGTAGACCGAGAAACAATAAATACTATAGAAGATGTAGCTAGTTTTATACTAGATCTAATAGATGAGCAGAAAAAAGGTTCACTACCTTACGATTTACTCTTCTTATGGGACTCAGTAGGATCAGTACCTTGCGAACTTTCAGTACGTTCTAATAAGAATAATAACGAATGGAATGCAGGTGCAATGTCTACTCAATTCGGGAACCAGGTAAATCAGAGAATTGTAATGTCGAGAAAAGAATCTTCTCCTTATACAAACTCTTTAGTTGTAGTGAATAAAGTATGGACTGCAAAACCTGAATCACCGATGGGAATGCCTAAATTAGAAAATAAAGGAGGTAAAACTATGTGGTATGATGCAACCTTTATTATTACATTCGGTAATATATCTAATGCTGGAACTTCTAAAATTAAAGCAGTTAAGAGTGGAAAGCAGATTGAATTTGCTAAACGTACTAATCTTCAAATCGATAAAAACCACATTAACGGAATAACAACTAGAGGAAAAATTATTATGACTCCTCATGGATTCATTATGGATGAAGATGGAGCTTTAAAGAAGTATAAAGCTGCTAACCAATCTAACTGGGAAAGGATTCTCGGAGGAGGTGACTTTGAAATAGTAGAAGAGAAACCAGAAAACACCTCACCGGATATGTTTGAAACAGAAACATAAACCTAATTTAATTCAGTATAAGTTAAGAAAGCCCTTGCATTTGCAGGGGTTTTTTCGTATATTAGAGAGTATATATTATGTCACAAGATCTAAGAGCACTTCTAGCAAACATTACAGAAAACGAAACTAAGCCCGTAGAGGAAGATAGTAAAAACTTCCATTCAAGAGTACTTCTTATAGACGGCCTCAACTTATTCTTCAGAAACTTTGCAACAATTAATTTTATGAATAAAGACGGAGTACCTATAGGAGGAATGGCAGGGTTTCTTAGATCACTTGGCTCGCTAATACAGCTAACTCAACCTACAGGAGTATATGTTATATTTGATGGGCAAGGATCTTCTACTAATAGAAAGAATTTATTACCGGAATATAAGTCTAATAGAGGTATAAACCGTATAACTAACTGGGACACCTATGATAGTATTGAAGAAGAAGGAGAATCTAAAGTAGACCAGATAACACGTCTAATACACTATTTACAATGCTTACCCGTAAAGATCGGTATGATCGATAAAGCAGAAGCAGACGATATGATTGCATACCTAGCAACTAAACTATCTAAAGAAAGA